ATCTGAGAAGCTAGTTAGTCTGATTCCTGAGTTAGCGACACCACAGGGTGATGCGGTACGGAAACAAATCCGTGACTATGCGAAGTCTGTAGGTTGGTCTGACCAAGAACTCAGTTCCGTGTATGACTCTCGTGCTGTGATGACCTTGTATAAGGCAATGAAGTATGAGCAACTTCAAAAGAGCAAACCAGAGTTGAATAAAAAACTCCAGTCTGCCCCTAAGATGATGCGTTCTGGTGCTTCAGTTCCTGCTACAAAGTCTTCACAAGATAAACAGGTTATGCAGAGGTTGCGTGAAACTGGAAAAGTTACTGACGCAGCTAAAGCATTTGAACGATTCTTTTAATTTTGGAGTATTAAATTATGGCTACCTATCAAACATATACCGCAATCGGTATGAGAGAAGACCTTTCGGATGTTATCTATTCGATTTCACCAACAGATGTTCCATTTATGTCTTCCATTGGCAAGACTAAAGCTACTGCTGTTTTGCATGAGTGGCAAACGGACTCACTTTCGGCTGCGGTTTTAACGAACTACGCTGTTGAAGGCGACACGGCATCAGATGCCACTATGTCTCCTACTACACGAGTTGGTAATCGTTGCCAAATTGCGCAGAAGACAGTTAAGATTTCTGGCACTTTGCAAGCTGTCGATAAGGCGGGCCGCAAATCAGAAAAAGCCTATCAACTGGCAAAAGCATCGGCCGAAATTAAGCGGGACATGGAAACTACCCTGTTGAGCAATCAAACTGCTACCAACGGCAACAGTTCTACTGCTCGTAAATTGGGTGGTCTGCAAGCATGGTTGAACAGCAACTATGATGGTGGTACTTCTGGTGTGGCTGGTGACTTGGGCACTACTGCTCGTACAGATGGCACAAACCGCACTTTCACAGAAGACATTTTGAAAGTTGTTATCAAAGAAGTTTACGCTTCTGGTGGTAATCCTAAAGTGTTGATGGTCAACCCTGCACACAAGCAATTGGTATCAGCGTTTGCTGGTATCGCTGCACAGCGTTTCATGGCCCCATCTAATACCCCTACCACTATCGTCAGCGCAGCGGATGTTTACCTGTCAGATTTCGGTGCAATCTCAATTGTTCCCAACAGGTTCATGACTTCTACTAACTCATGTAACGAAACAGCGTTCATCCTTGACCCTGACATGGCTGCTATTGCTTACTTGCGTCCTTTCCAGACCAACGAGTTGGCTGTAACTGGCGACAACGAAAGCACACAGTTGTTGGCTGAGTACACCTTGGAAGTTAAAAACCAAGGCGCACATGGCATCGTTGCCGACATTACACCTTAATCTGGTGTAACCCAAAAAATGCCTCAGACTAATCCTCTGGGGCATTTTCTTTTCTACTCAAACTGATAGAATTAAGCTATGCAAAATCCTACCAATTTTAGACAAACTGCTGTCCATGCTGATGGTGAGGGCGGTATCGTTATTCAGACTCGTCAGGATGTTACTGACATTGTTGAGCAGAATAAAAAAGAATATAACTCGTATGACGAGAGAGCAAGATGGTCAGACCAATTGTTTGGCAATAAGGTTGCATCTATTCCTATGACAGTCATTGATGACTTGAATAAAGTTGGAATCATGCGTGGCTTTGCTATCCTAGATGAGAAGCGTTTTGCTGCTTGGTTGAATGACCCAATGAATCGTGCATGGCGCACTAGAACTGGAGTGGTATGAGCCTCTCAACATATTCTGACTTGCAGACTTCAATAGCCAACTATTTGGCTAGGTCTGACTTGACAAGCATTATTCCCGACTTCATTACTCTGGCTGAAAATCGTTTGCGTAGAGAACTGCGTATTCGCCAGATGCTAAAGTCTGTAACAACTAGCACAGTCTCTGGTGATGCAACTGTAGAATTACCTAGCGACTTTTTAGAGATTCGTGATTTTGTCGTAATGACAAACCCAATTCAACCATTGAGTTACTCTAGTCCCTCATCGTTATCTAATGACCCAAGAACATCAGAAGTTGGTGTTCCTAAGTCTTACACTATTCTTGCTTCTGAGTTTCAAGTTGCACCTGCGCCTGATGGCATCTATACGCTAAAGATGCTTTACTTTGCTGCGCCTCCATATTTGTCTAGTAGTAACGCAAGCAATGTTTTCTTGAATGTTGCACCTGATGGCTTACTGTATGGCGCATTGGTTGAAGCAGAGCCTTACTTAATGAACGATGCTCGTATCAATACATGGGGTTCTATGTATGACAGAGCAATCTCCTCTCTCACCAAGTCTGACGAAGAAGGTCAATACTCTGGTGTTCCGTTAGCAATGAAATTAACTGCAAGGTGAAACTATGGCTGAAATGTCTAACTACTTGGAAAATGCTCTTATCAATGTTACGTTGAGAGCAACTGCTTACACAGCACCAACGACTGTGTACTTAGCACTTTATACGACTGACCCAACAGACGCTGATACTGGAACTGAGTGTTCTGGTACTAGCTATGCTCGTCAGTCAATTACATTTGGTGCGCCTAGCAATGGTGCATCTACCAATTCTGCTGCTATTGAGTTTCCTCAAGCTGGTGGTGCATGGGGAACAATTACCCATATTGGTATCCGTGATGCTTTGACCACAGGTAACTTGCTGTATCACTCTCCGCTAGACGCATCTAAGACTATTGCAACTGGTGATGTGTTCCGCATTGCTTCTGGTTCATTGAGCGTTACTTTAGCGTGAGATGGCTGATTTACTGCCTCCGTGGACGATTGACTCGCTAGACAATTTAAAGTCTAGCATTGATGACTTAACACTCACACTTGATAGTCCACTTTATACAACCTCAGTTACCCTATGGGATGCCTATGGGTCTGTAACTGCGTCTGCAAGCGTTGTAGCTGATGCTATAAGGGTTCAGAGTGGTAGTGGGGCGGTAGATGGTACAGCGACAGTAACGGCAGATGCAGTAAGGGTTCAATTAGCTAGTGCAAGCATTGATTGCTCTGCTAGTGTCAGTTGTGATGCAACTAGGGTTCAGTTTGGTTCTGGTGCGATTGATGCCAATGCTACTGTTAGCGCAGATGCTATTCGTGTTCAGTTTGCTAGTGGAAGTATTACTGGAAATGCAGATGTAATAGCCAATGGCACTCGTGTGCAGTTTGGTATCGCAGATATAACTGGAAACGCTACTGTTACGGCTCTTGGTGGAATCGTAGCAAATGCGGTAGCTTCTGTAACGGCTAATGCGACTGTAACTGCTGACGCTATCAGGGTTCAGTTTGGTAGCGGTTCAATTACTGGTGATGCAACAGTAACTGCAAATGGTGGTTTGGTTGTAGGTGCTTCTGCTAGTGTGGAAGCAAATGCTGATGTTGTCGCTAGTGCGTCTGCAATTTATGCAGGTGTGGTATCTATCAATGGTATATCTTTAGTAACTGCTAATGGTGTAATCCTTGGCGAGAACTGGACTCCAGTACCACAAGACAATAACACTTGGACACCAGTTTCTACTGATAGCAATACATGGACAGTTGTTTCTGGTGACACAAACACATGGACTCCAGTATCTGCTAATGACAATACATGGACAATTCAAGCGCAAGGAAGTAACACATGGCTACGACAAAACTAACTTTTGGTGAGTGGATGCCTGACCAGCCTAGCGTGTCTGGTGCGTTGACTGACGCTAAGAACGTGGTTAGTCAGGCTATCGGGTACGGCCCTTTTCCTACGCCTGTTACATTTTCTTCTAGTAACGCTGCTGAGAATTTAACTTCTCTTTATGCTGCCAAGCAACCTGATGGAAACACAGCATTGTTTGCTGCTGGTCTATCCAAGATTTACACAGTAAGCGGTGTAGGCAGTATTACTGAAGTTAAAACAGGAATGACAACTGCTGCTAGTGATAGGGTTCGTTTTACTCAGTTTGGCAAGGTTGTAATATCTGCCAACAATGCTGATAGATTACAGGCATGGACATTAGGCACTTCTACATCATTTGCTAACCTATCAGCTACTGCGCCTATTGCTAAGTTTATTACAGTAGTGCGTGACTTTGTAGTTTGTGCGAATACCTTTGAGAGTTCAGCGCAACAACAATATCGGGTTAGATGGTCTGCTATCAATGATGAGACAGATTGGACAGAGAACGTAAACACTCAGTCTGATTATCAAGATATTCCTGATGGTGGTCAGATTGTAGGAATCCGTGGTGGTGAGTTTGGTCTTGTTCTTTTAGAGAGAGCAATTCACAGAATGACCTATGTGGGTACTCCGTTTATATTCCAGTTTGACAACATCTCTCGTGGTAAAGGTTGCATGGTATCTGGCTCAATTGCACAATACCAAGGTGTAACTTTCTTCCTGTCTGACGATGGTTTCTATATGTGTGATGGACAGAACGTCACAGCCATTGGTGCAGAAAAGGTAGATAGATTCTTCTTGCAAGACGCTTCCGAATCTGACTATGGCTCTATGTCTGCTGCTGTTGACCCAATTCGCAAACTTGTAATCTGGAATTACAAAACTGTTAACGGAAACAGAAGCGTACTTATTTATAACTTTAAAACTCAGAAGTGGACTTATGGAGATGCTGGTACAGATTTCCTAGCAGAAGCCTCTACATCGTCTGTAACGCTTGAGCAATTGGATAGCATTTCTGCCTCTATTGATGCCTTAACGACAAGTTTAGACTCTCAACTGTATGTTGGCGGTAAGTATTTCTTAGGCGGTACTTTAGCCACTCGTGTGATGACTTACACAGGTGCTAGTCAGACAGGTGTTATTGCTACTGGAGATTTGGACATTGGTGCTAACTCAGTAGTAACCCTAGCTAGACCTATTGTTGACAATGGTTCTGCAACTGTGGCTATTGCTTCTCGTACTCTGCTAAACCAAGGTGTGAGTTTTAATACTGCGGTGGCGGCTAGTTCAGAGAATCGTGTTCCCTTGAGAAGCGCAGGTAGGTATCACAGGCTAAAAGTTACTCCTACTGGTGACAATTGGGATAACGCTATTTCTGTGGATGTGGATATTACGCCACAAGGGGTTCGCTGATGTTTAGAAGCCTACCTGCTTTTGGTGGTGACCAGAGGGCTGTGGCAGAGGTTGTCCGTGGCATCATGGACGGAAAGACCAATAACACAGGGACTGTTACTTTGGCGACAGGTGGTGCAACGAGTACCACTTTGACAGACAGAAGGATAGGCCCAGAAAGCGTTATCCTCTTTGCCCCTGCCTCTGCTGCTGCCTACTCTGACTATATGCCTTATGGGGCATTTCAGAGCCTTGCTGACCAAACTATTGCTTTAGCGAATACCGCTTATGCAATGACGCTAGACACTACTGATTACTCCAATGGGGTAACTCTATCCAATAGTTCTAGGATGAATGTTAAAAACACAGGCGTTTATAACTTTCAATGGTCTGGTCAGTTTGTGAATACTGATAGCCAACTGCACGATGTAAGCGTTTGGATACGAAAAAATGGCACAGATGTAGTTGGTTCTACAGGGTTTATCTCAGTTCCTAACTCGCATGGCGGTATAAATGGACATTCAATTGTTGGTTGGAACTACTTTTTAGAGTTGGCTGCTAACGATTACATTGAGTTGTGGTGGTCAGCTACAAGCACTTCTATTTCCTTAGAGTTTTTGCCTACCCAGACAAGCCCAACCAGACCCTCTACAGCGTCTTTGATTACTACGATGAACTACATCTCTCCGTCAGCATTGACTAACATTTACGCCAGTTCCCAAGGACAGGGTACGGCTACGATTACCCACTTTGCCAATTCAACTGCAAACAAGACATATCGCTATGCAATTATTGGTTGATTTTAATAATTTATGTATAATCTATTCCGTGGATGACCCATCTCGGAATCCGAACTTTTAGGAGTAAAGATGGCTACTACTACCACATCAACTGTTGACCCAACAATTGCACCATATTTAACCTATGGTCTGCAACAAGCACAAAACCTTTATGCTGGCGGTGGGCCACAATACTACACAGGCGAAACCTTTGTAGCACCCTCGCAAACTACACAAGCTGGCGTTCAAGCCTTAGAGACTCGTGCTTTAGCGGGTAGTCCTTTAACTGGACTTGCTCAACAGCAACTACAGGGTACTTTGGGCGGT